GGTGCGTAGTAACATACACACAAATCTTAACTAAAAAAAGATGGGGCGGCCGCAATGTCGCCCCATTTCTATGTTATAATTAAGAAATTAATATGAAAACTTTTCTAATAAAAATTCGATATTGTGGCTATTCTGCTGATTTTCGAGTCACAGCGGAAGATTCTCCTCAAGGTATCGAAAACTCTATCCTTGACAAACTAGGAAAAAATGAGGTATTATTTGAAAAAAATGGATTTACTACTAAAAGTGGTAAATGGATAACCTATGAGGAGGTTACAAATGACCCAAGACCTGTACATACAAAAGAAGTCCTTGGAGTTAGAATGGCAACAGGAACACCTGAAGGAGGGCAAGTATAATATTAATATGTCCTATATTGACAAGAAAATTCAGGAAATTGTTAAAGAAATCATTGCCAAAGAGTTTGAAGAACAAACGCTTCAAACTAAAATAAGCGAAGTCCAAGACCAAGTTTCGATAGCCACTTAAGCACTATCACCAAAATCAAACATTGTTGAGGGGATCCCTTGCGCTATTTGAAAAAAAGTAGTATAAATCGCTTACTATACAATTATTAATTTGATGTAGACGAGTATAGTCGACGGCCTAAAGACTACATCATATAAATTAGGAGGATATAATCATGGCAACAACATTGTTTAGAGGCCCGGTATTAGTAGGGAAGAAAAACGAAGCAGGAAAAACTGGATTCAATATAGAACAGAAGGATTCAAATTACACTGTCGTTATTTCTACTGATTCTGGAAAAACCTTTTTATCAAACACTACGGATGTAGTATTCACACTACCCGCAATTGCTATTGGGAATGTATTTACATTTGTCAATACAGCAGGAGATGGTGGAAACAACTTAACCGTTAGTCCCAATGGGTCTGATGGTATTTTGTACTTAGGATCTTTAACCGACGATAAAGACGTTGTTAATACTGCAAGTACATCAAAAGTTGGAGACTATGTGACCATTGCATCTCTGAACTCAACTGTTTTTTGGACAGTTGTAGATGTTCAAGGTGTTTGGGCTAAAGAGTCTTAATAAATAAACTGTGAGCTCCTTCGGGAGCTCACAGAACTAGGAGAATAATAAATGAGTCCAACAGACGTAAAACAGACCATTGCAATTAGTTCAACGGATACTTTACAAAAGTACATAGGAACTGTGGCTACTGATATTGGAGTTGCAAGAATTAAAGCCGTGCAGGCACAATCAAGTGCAGCCGATGCTAGTGTAAAAATTTATAACGCTACGGATGCGACTACAGCCAGTACTTTGGTATTTGAAGCTAAATGGGCTACAGCAGCGAATGAAAGTTTTACTTTCTACCTTCCTCCAAGAGGTATCTATTGTAGCACTGCTATGCACGCGGTTCTCTCGAATTGTGATTTTTTAGTAGTTACATTCGATTAAGGAGGGCATTTAAATGGCTACTTCAGGGACAACGACTTTTGAGAAGTCGTTCTATATTGATCAAGTAATCGAAGATGCTTACGAACGAATCGGTTTGCAAGCGACCTCGGGTTATCAATTAAAAACAGCTAGACGATCCTTAAACATTCTTTTTCAAGAATGGGGAAATCGAGGAATTCACTATTGGGAAGTAGGAGACACCAACATTAGTCCGGTTGAAGGTCAAGCGGTTTACAAGCTTTATCGTTCGGCAGCGGATGCTACTGCTGGCGGAAGTGATCAAGCAACAACCGTAAATAATGCTAATTCATCCGAGACCATATATGGTTTATCGGATATTTCTCAATGTGAATTTAGAACTTACATTAATAATACAAGTGGCACTCAAGCTGATTTGGCGATGACTAAAATTGACCGTTCAACATATGCCGCTTTTTCCAATAAGCTAACGAAAAGCACACCTACTCAATTTTGGGTTCAACGTTTTATTGATAGAACAACTTTAACAATTTATCCGACTCCTAATTCTACAGCGGCGGCAGCAACAAGTAAATTACATATTTATTTTACCAAAAGAATCGAAGATTCCGGAGACTATACTAATGTAGGTCAGATTCCTTATCGTTTTGTTCCTTGTATGGTGGCAGGCTTAGCTTTTTATTTAAGCCAAAAATATAGTCCACAACTGTCTCAACAAATGAAATTATATTATGAAGATGAATTAGCTAGATCTTTGGCTGAAGATGGATCTGCTGCTAGTACTTATATAACCCCTAAAACTTATTATCCGAGCGATTAATGGCAAAATTTTCACAAGGTCGATATGCATTATCCATTTCTGATCGATCAGGTCAGGCTTTTCCTTATTTGGAAATGGTTAAAGAATGGACGGGAGCATGGGTTCATATTTCTGAATATGAAAAAAAATCTCCTTTAATAAGTCCAAAACCGTATGGAGCTGATCCTCAAGCTTTACAAAGAGCACGACCAGCACGAACGGAATTTTATACACCAACCATTTTACCGAATAATCCTTTTACCACTACGGGTTCTTCGACTACAGTAACTGTCGATCAACCTGATCATGGCCGTTCGACGGGAGATGCGGTTCGTTTTAGAAGTGTGGTATCTTCAATAGGTGGAGTAACACCGTCTATTTTTATGCTAGAAACAACTTTAGCTTCGGATCTTACGGATTCGGCAACGACGATGACTTTAACAGATTCATCTGCTTTTCCTTCCACAGGATATATTGTCGTTCAACCAGGAGCCAATGATAATGAAACTATTAAATATACAGCTAACAATACAGGCACCGGAGTTCTTTCTGGTTTAACACGAGGTTCTTCAGCACCGACTTATAATTTAACTCCTCAAACAACTACGGCTTCGGCACATGATTCAGGCGTAAAGATAAGAGGATCTTATTCAATTACCAAAGTGGATGATAATAGCTATACCTTTACATTGGTCACTGCCGCTAGTAAAACACAAACAGGAGGAGGTTATCCGGCTTTTGCAGGGCCGGTTAACGCTAGAGCATAATGGCAGGATTTACATACGCAACATTAACCACAGCAATTGGTAGTTATACCGAAGTAGGAACCAGTGTTTTTACATCAACGATTACAGATCAATTTATTGAAAATTCAGAATATCGTATTATGCGCGATTGTCCTATTGATGCAGATCGAAAAGCTCAAACAGGGAATTTAGTTACAGGTCAATCTACAATTAACGCTCCTGCAGGCTGCTTGTTTGTAAGGGGTGTGCAAGTTTATACTTCTACAAGCGTTGCTACAGGGGCCAATGAATGGCTTGAAAAAAAGGATAGAACCTATTTACAGGAATATATTCCTACTGAAACAGCGACGAATCCCCCTAAATATTATGCAATGTTTGGTGGTGCAACAGGAACGACAGATACGACTTCAGGACGTATTATGTTTGCACCAGTTCCTGACAGTACGTATGTATTTAAGGTGCATTTTAACGCAAAACCAACAGGTTTAAGTTCGGGTAATACTACTACCTATCTTAGTCAATATTTTCCAGCAGGCCTTTTATATGCGTGCCTAATAGAGGCTTATGGCTTTTTAAAAGGTCCGATGGACATGTTGACACTTTATGAAAATAAGTATAAACAAGAATTAGAGAAATTTGCTGCGGAGCAAATTGGAAGACGGAGACGGGATGATTATACGGATGGAACGATTCGAATACCCATTCAGTCACCAACACCGTAATAGGAGATAAACATGGCAATAACATCGGCAATTTGTAACAGTTTTAAACAAGAAATTTTAGAGGCTGAACATAATTTTACTGCATCGAGTGGGAATACTTTTAACTTAGCATTATACGATAGTGATGCAACTTTAAATAAATCTACAACGGCTTATACAACTTCAGAAGAATTAGCTGATAGTGGAGGATATACGGCAAAAGGAAACGCTTTAACAAGCGTGACTCCTGTATTGTCTACTGATACAGCGATTTGTGATTTTGCAGATACAAGTTGGACTTCAGCTTCGTTCACTGCGCGAGGTTGTTTAATTTTTAATGATTCACATGCAAGTGATGCTTCGGTCTGTGCCATTGATTTTGGTGGAGACAAAACCGTTACTAGTGGAACTTTTACAGTAGAATTTCCAGCAGCAGCCGCATCAACAGCAATCATACAAATAGCATAAGGAGTCCTTCCTTATGGCTAACACTTGGAATCAAGCCTTAACCACCTGGGGTCAAAATGCTTGGGGTGAACAAGCTGACGTTACTCTTACATTAACTGGTTTATCAGCAACTACAACTTTAGGAACAGCAACCGCTTCTTTTTATCCTGGATGGGGAACTTTAAACTGGGGTGAAAATGGTTGGGGATCAGTTGACGAAGCAGTCGTTAGACCAAGTGGAGTTTCAGCAACTACAAGTGTAGGAGCCATTACACCAGCCGATGTCATGGGACTCACAGGAGTCTCAGCTACTACTTCTTTAGGAACCGTTACAGCGGTTGCGGATGTAACAGTCTCTTTAACAGGAGTTTCTGCAACTACTGCCGATGGTTCATTAAATATAATAATTGGAGTTCCTTTAACAGGAGTCTCAGCGACAACTGCTGTAGGTTCTCCTACTGCTGTAGCAGATGTTACTGCATCCTTAACTGGCGTTTCTGCAACATCTGCTGAAGGAAGTGTAACAATTACTTCGAATCCTACCGTTCAACCTGCTGGAGTTTCAGCTACCTCTAGTGTAGGGGCTTTGGATCCTGCTGATGTAATGGGACTTACAGGAGTTTCTGCTACTTCAGCTATTGGAACCTTAAGTTTGACGATTGATGTTACTGTTATTCCTACGGGAGTATCGGCTACAACTGCGGTTGCAGTACCTTATGTTATTCATTATGCCGATATTGACACAGGATCAAATACATCGTATACAAATGTTGCAACTGGGTCAAATACCAGTTATAGTGATGTAACAGGTAAAGCAGCTTAAGGAGATTTTAAAATATGCCATCAACATATACAAATTTAGGAATTCAAAAAATGGCTACTGGCGAAAACGCTGGTACATGGGGAACTAAAACTAATACTAACTGGGATATGATGGAAAATATCGCAGGAGGTTATGTAGCACAAGCTCTTAGCGACGGAGGCACAGTCGCTTTAACGAAAAGTGATGGTGCTGAATCTGTCTTAGCTACTCGTGTTATTAAATTAACAGGAACGTTATCAAGTGGAAATGCTATTGTAACAGTTCCAGACAGTATTGAAAACTGGTGGATCGTTAATAATGCTGAAGGTGGAAGTACTTATACTGTTACTTTTAAAACCGTTTCAGGTACAGGAGTCGAGTGGGCTGCAGGTATTACAGGAGCCAAACTTATTTATACAGATGGAACAAATTGTGTTGATGCTAGCGCAAGTTTCGGAGATGTAACTCTTACCGGAACACAAACTTTAACAAACAAAACTTTAACTTCACCAAAAATTGGAACCGATATTTTAGATACTGGTGGAAATGAATTAATAAAACTAACGGCGACAGGATCAGCAGTTAACGAAATTACTTTAGCTAATGCTGCATCGGGCAACGACCCTCGTATTACCTTAAGTGGAGGCTCTACGAATATAGGACTAGAAGTCCTTCCTAAAGGAACAGGAGCTTTTGTTGTTCAAGGAAATGCTGATCAAGGTGGAGAAATTAGACTTTATGAAGATACAGATCTTGGATCTTTTTACACAGGATTTAAACCAGGCAATTTATCAGAAACTATATCTTATACTTTACCTTTAGCAGATGCCGGAACATCGGGCGATGCTTTAACATCCAATGCTTCAGGAGTTTTATCATGGACAACGATGTCTGGTGGAACTTCTTGGCAAGCGGTGGATACAACAGGTTTTACTGCGGTTGCAGGTGAAGGGTATTTTTGTGATACGACTTCAGCTGCTTTTACAGCTACACTTCCTGCGGGCACAATAGGAGATGAATGTTCTTTTATTGATTATGCAGGAACATTTGATACAAACAATTTAACTGTAGCCCCTGATGGTTCGGAAAAAATTGAAGGTACAGCTGCTGACTTAACCGTTGCCGTTGAACGTGCTGCGTTTACTTTAGTTTTTACTGACACTACTCAAGGCTGGCTATTAAAGGATAAATAATCCATGGCTACATATAAAGGTATACAGGGTTTTACAGTTCAGAGTCTATCATCTGATCCCACGGCAAGTTCCGGAACTGTAGGAAAACTTTGGTATAATTCTGGTACAGGAAAATTTAGACTCGGAGTTGAAGGCGGTGGAGCCTGGGCTTCTGGGGGAGATCTAAGTACCGCTAGAGGTATTGGGGGTATTGCAGGAACTCAAACGGCAGCTATTGTAGTAGGAGGATATGGATCTGCATCGGGCCCACCTCCCTTCTCTAATACTAATGTAACACAAACTTATGATGGAAGTAGTTGGACTACTTCTCCTGCAACACTAGGTACTACCAGACGAACTCTAGCAGCATGTGGAACTACGACTGCGACTTTAGCTTTTGGAGGAGATGCAAGACCTCCAGGTCTTCAAGCTGTGACTCTTACTGAAGATTATGATGGAAGTAGTTGGACGGAAGTTAATGCTATGAATACAGCAAAAAGTAAATTTGGTGGTGCAGGCACAAACACTGCAGGCTTAGCTTTTGGGGGAGAAGCAGCTGATGATTCTAAAATAGCTGCAACAGAAAAATTTGATGGTACAAGTTGGACAGAAGTAAATGATCTAAATACGGCTCGGCACAATGCAGGTTCGTGTGGAGTTCAAACTTCGGCTATGTTCTGTGGGGGAGGAGGCCCTAGCATCCAGACTACGGTTGAAACATTTGATGGAACTTCTTGGACAACAGGAACTGCTATGACCACAGCTAGGGAATCTGGCGGCGCTTCAGGAGCAAGTAGTACGGCGGCGATAGCATATGCAGGATATAATGGACCTCCTGGATATACAACTAATACAGAAGTTTGGGACGGAAGTTCTTGGACTGAAGTAGGTAATCTAGCAGTAACTAAATTTCAAGGGTATATGCAATCATCAGGCACCAGCGCTGCTTGTTTATGGGTAGGAGGTCAATTGCAGCCCCCAGCAATATATACTGCTGGAACAGAAGAATTTAATAGTCCGAACTATACAACACAAACCGTGACAGTAAGTTAAAAATGAATTATAAGAAAATAAAAGGAGGAAACTATGGCAAACATATATTGTGTAGCGAGTAACTGGGGGAAAGATTTCTTTACGCATGAAGATCGTAATGATTTCTATCTGTCCGGTCATCCTGCCAATGTTTGGGCAGTAGGTAATAACCCTGCAGGTGTATCTTGGATCATCAGAGTAAATGGCAATGCAATGGTAAAATCAGAAGCACAGGCGCTTGTTGATGCTAACGTCGAAGAATCACAAGTTCTTTGGGATAATTGGTCTGACGAAGAGAAACTAGCTGCCCCTGGTACAAAAAGACCTGAAAAATATATATTACCATAGGAATTAATAATGTCTACATATCTAAGTACTAAAGGTGTTAAGATTCAAAACCTCGCATCTGATCCCACTCTTATAGAGGGAGTGGTGTGGTATAATACAGCAACAAGTGTTTTAAAATTTTATAATGGATCATCAACTCAAACAGTGACAACAAGCTAATGGCAACTTACATAGGAATTAAAGGTGTTGAAATACAAACTATTGCGGGTGATCCAGCTAATCCTCTCGTAGGACAAGTTTGGTACAATACAACAGCCAACACTTTAAAAGGATACGGAGCTCAAGGAACAGCAGCGTGGGCTAGTGGAGGAAGTCTAAATCAATTTAAAGCTCTTATGATGGGAGCAGGAACACAGACAGCATTTATAATGGCAGGCGGGGGTGAAATGCCTCCTCCAGGTACTTGGAACACTCCTGTTGCTACTACAGAAACTTATGATGGTTCAACTTGGACAGAAGTAACTGATATGAATACGGCTCGAAGAGGAGCGGCACCATCAACAAGCGGAACTCAAACTGCAATGCTCGTAGCTGGTGGAACAGACGCTACCAGTCCCGGAATTGTAGGGACAGCTGAAACTTATGATGGTTCAACTTGGACAGAAATAACTGCTCTTGATACAGCTCGAACTTATTTCGGAGGAGCAGGTACTTCAACGGCAGCTTTGGCTTATGGCGGTGGTGTAACCACAGGCACAGCTCTAACAGAATCATGGAATGGAACGTCTTGGACAGAAGAAAATGCTCTTCAGACAGCTCGCTACGCTGGTGGATTTGGAGGGGGTACTCAAACAGCAGCTATGTGTATTGGGGGTGAACCTGCCGTAGCTCTTGTTGAAACATTTGATGGAACTTCTTGGACAGAAGTAGGAGATTTAAATACTGGGAGACCACAAGCAGCGGCTGCTGTTTCATCTCCAGCGGCTGCTCTATATATGGGTGGTTCAGGAGCAGGTGAAGCTGTTACAGGCATTGTGGAAAGTTATGACGGATCCACTTGGACTGAAATTGCGGATCTTTCAACAGCTCGTCAAGCGCCAGGAGGTGGAGGAACATCTATTAATGCTCTTGTAGCAGGAGGAATGACAAGTAGGTCCGGCGCTGGTTCTGGAACAAATGTCTGTGAAGAATTTTCTACACCCGATGCCACTAAAACTTTTACTTCTTCATAATGCTTGAACTTTAGTTTAAAACAACTATATTAAGGAAAGAATGGATAAAGACAGAAGAAATATTCAACCGCACGCTGATAAGGAAGTCAAACACCTTATGGTTTTACTTGATAGATCTCAGGCCTCTGAATTTAAAAAGATGGTTCCTGAACTTCAGGACAATTGGGTCAAAAAACAGATGTTTAGAACGGAAACTGAAATGCGTTTCTCGGTTCTCTCCGATAATAAATATGGAACGAACGCTGCCAAATACTGGCAATCGGTTCGGGAACAAAACACTCATTTTGAAAACCTGATGCAACTTTCATTTGAGTACCGAAAGAATGATATTGAAATTAAAAAGACCCAAAGAGATATTAAAAAAGAAAAGGACTCTTTAGAAAAAGAACTTAAACAAATTGAATTGGAAGAAAAACTTTATGGCCGAGCAAGTATGGAACTGGTAGCCAAAGCTAGAATGAGAGAAATTTCAAGCTGGTCTAAACTCAAGAAAGAATTTCACGATGGCAAGTTTGATGATCGAGACGTTAATACCCATCAAGCCGAATCGTACATGCATCAACTGGAACAGAGGAAGTCAACCTTGACTGCAGGTTCTTCACAGCCTGAAATTTTCAATGTTCTAGGACAATTGGAAACGTTAAAACGGGTAAGAAAATCAGGAGAACTAAAGTATGATGGTGCCAATCGAAAACGTATTTCTAAGAAACAAAAAACTTATTAAGAAAGATCATCATTAACATGATGAAAGATACTAAATTTCCAGGGCTTAAACGTGAGATTTTATTTCCCACTCCTATTTATATAAAGGAACTTCAAAAGACAGAAGAATTAAACAAGAAACTTTTAAAAGATATTAAGGCATGGAAGAAAGAAGATCCAGAGGGTATTGAAAAAACTCACATTAAAAATGACCATAGCTCCCCCTTAATTTATTCCAATATTAATGCTTGGCGTAGCAGTACCGATGTGCGACCCGCATTTCAACCATTAATTAATCAGCTGTATATTATGGTCGACCACATTTTTAAAGACCTGGGTTATCAACCTAAAGTCGAACTTAGTACCATATGGACTAATATTAATTATCCAGGAGGATTTAATACCCACCATACTCATGCTAATTCAACAATGTCGGGGGTTTATTATGTTAGAGTTCCCGTAGATGATCCCGAATGTTGTATTTGGGTAGAAGATCCTCGACCAGGTCCTAATTTAATTGCACCTAGAATTGTACACAATCTTCCACGAGAACTTTGGAGAGTGGTACCCTATCCCCCTAAAGAAGGAATGGCTATCTTCTTTCCTTCATGGGTTGCTCATGGTGCTGGAATTAATAAATCAAAATTAAAAGGAGAAAAAGGTTGGAGAATATCTGTTGCCTTTAATTTTACACAGGCAAATTGGGTATAAATAAAATGCAATATGATTTTATATTTTTAGGTCAATCGGTTTTAAAATACCAGGTACCTCTTGAAGTGTTTGTTGGACTCAACGAACTCTACGAAAACCAAAAGAAACATTTGCCTAATGCCACCAAGCAACTTTCTGGAAAGATTCCGGATGAAGTCTCTTTATTCTTTTCGGGGCCTAACACGGAAAAAATGCATCAACATAGTTATATTCCTGATGATATTTTAAAATGGTTCTATTCTATTTTTAAACATTATTTAGATTGGAATAAGATTGGTGAGTATCGCATGGATATTAATTCAATCTGGGTTAATGAAATGAAAGTAGGAGATTATAATCCTGTACACATTCATCAAGGTAAACTTTATACAGGTTTATCTTCTGTAATGATTCTTAAACTTCCTAAAGATATGGGCCCGGAAATTATTAGACCCGATCAACCTCTGAATGGACAGCTTCAAATTCTAGGTAATGCAGCCGGACAATTTGTAACTTCAGACTACTCTCCTAAAATGAAAATTGGAGATTTTTATGTTTTCCCTTATGACGTGAGACATGTGGTTTATCCGATGACTAATAAAAAAGCCAAAAGAAGAACGCTCGTGTGTAATGTTGATGTTGAATATAATTCAGTACAAACAAGGACAGCTCAATGATCTTTGAACCTAAATGGAAATCTTTAATGGCTAATACGGTGGGGCCTATTTTTACCCCTGCACAATGTCAGGATATTATAAATATTGGTCATCAACAAAAAGCCGAGAAAGCTAAAGTAGGACATAAAGATAAGGCCGGTGGAAAGCACGATACTAAAATGCGTATTACCACTATCAGCTGGATTCCGTTTAAGGTGATGCCGGATATGTATAAAATTGTTGAAGGAAGTATGCAGCAGGCTAACCGTAATCATTTTGGTTATGAAGGAATGACTCTTACTGAGCCTGCCCAATTTACTGAATATCCAAAAGGAGGATTTTATGACTGGCATATGGATGGTGATGTAAACTGTCACTATGAACCTCCCGTTAGAAAAATATCCATGACGATTCTACTATCTCCTCAAAATGAATTTGAAGGAGGGGATTTAGAATTTATGAGTGAAGGTAATAAACCCCCTCAATTGATGCAAGGTCAAGCCATTTTTTTTAATAGCCTGATTCGTCACCGTGTGGCAAAAGTTAAAAAAGGGGTTAGACAGTCTTTAGTAATGTGGTTTGGAGGACCTCCATTTAAATGAACCGAGAAATTCTGTTTCCTACTCCCATTTATATGAAGATGGTGAAAGATTCTAAAAAATTAAATCCATATTTATTTAAACATATTAAAGCCTGGAGTAAAAAATCTAAAAGCGAAACGAAAACCAATGCAGGCGGGGGCTGGCATAGTCCCACTAATATGAATAATAAAGCAGAATACCAACCCTTGCTTGATGAACTTTTTGCCATGCAAGAAGAAGTTTATAAGGATTATGGAATGGCCCCTAAACCAGGTTTAGGCAATATGTGGGCTAATATTAATTACCCAGGCGCCTATAATAAACAACACATCCATCCTAATTCTCAATGGTCCGGTGTGTATTATATAAAAGTTCCTAAAAATTCAGGACGTCTATTTGTGGAAGACCCGAGACCTGGACCTAATATTATACTCCCTCGAAGAGTAGAAGATTTACCCAGAGCTTTATGGCGGGTCGTCGTTTATCCTGCTATAGAAGGCCAGATGATTATGTTTCCTGCATGGCTCCATCATGGTGTAGAAATAAATGAATCCCAAGAAAAAGGAGAAAAAGGATGGAGGGTTTCTGTCTCTTTTAATTTTATTCAAGTCAATGAAGAAGGAAAAGTAGGGTGAGTTTTAAAACCAAAAAATACCAAGTGATTCGACAAGCTCTTTCCAAAGAGCTCGCTAACTTTATCTTTAATTATATGATGCTACAACGAGACGCTGTAGATTTTATGATGAAAAATAATAAAGTGAATCCTCTTAATCCTTTTATTGGAAGACGTGATGATACACAGGTTCCAGGTTGCTATACCAAATATGCAGACTGGGTCATGGAGACTTTACTTATGTATATGATTCCTGTCATGAAAGAGAAAACAGGAATGGAATTAGTTCCTACTTATACTTACACACGCCTCTATGAAAAAGGAAATATTTTAAGACGACATAAGGATCGACCGAGTTGTGAAATTTCTACCACTCTCCATTTAGGGGGAGATGAATGGCCTATCTTTTTAGATCCTACTGGAGCTAACTTTGTTATCGATGAATATAAACAAACCATTAAACCCGGAGCTCCTAAAGGAGTGCGAGTCGATTTAAAAGTAGGAGACATGCTGATTTATTCTGGTTGCGAACTAGAGCATTGGCGAGAACCTTTCCAAGGAACGGTTTGTTCTCAAGTCTTTCTGCATTATAATCATGCAAATGGACCCTTTGCTAAAACAAACCTTTTTGATAAACGCCCAATGCTGGGTATTCCTAAGTAGTTGATCTACACTAAAATCTAGTATATTTGTAATAGAAACGGAATTTTCTATGCTACAAAAGATAAATTTTTTACCTGGATTCAATAAACAAATAACCGCCACCACTGCTGAAGGGCAATGGATTGGGGGCGATTATGTACGTTTTCGTTATGAAACACCTGAAAAAATAGGGGGTTGGTCAGAACTGGGAGAGAGTTCTTTAACGGGAGTTACCCGTGCTCAACACCATTTTATTGATGATGCAGGAACCAAGTACGCAGCCCTTGGCACTAATCGTATTCTCTATGTTTATTCAGGGGGTATTTTCTACGACATTCATCCTATTAAAACTACCAGCACCTTAACTAATACGTTTACCACAACCAATGGATCGGCTGCAGTTAAAATAACTTTTGGTAGTTCTCATAATATTAGTGCTGGTGATATTATCTATCTCGACAGTTTTACGACCATTACGAACTCCAATTATGTGGCGGCCGACTTTAATGACATCAAATTTATGGTAACCAGTATCGATAGTTCTACTCAACTTACCATCACGATGTCTTCAACTGAAACAGGATCGGGTGCCACTTTATCGGGGGGTATTCGAGTTCAACATTATTATCCCGTAGGACCCGCACAACAACTCGGGGCTTACGGCTGGGGTATTGGCCAATGGAGTGGTGAAGTGGCCGGTGAAGCTACGACTACCTTAAATGGAGCTTTGACCGCGGATGCTAGCGATACGACCGTGGTATTAACGGATGCCTCGGCTTTTCCAACGTCTGGAACCTCTTATATTTTAGTAGGTACTGAACTTATTAGTTATACAGGAATTAGCACCAATACTTTAACAGGCGTTACACGAGCTACCCAAGGCACGAGTGTCGCCATTCATGCAGATGGAGCGACAGTGAGTAATGCAACCGACTATGTAGGATGGGGTCAAGCGGCTTCAGGAGATAAAGTCTTTGAACCTGGACTTTGGTCCTTGGATAATTACGGAACTAAACTGATTGCTTTAATTTATAACGCTGAATGTTTTGAATGGGATTCAGCAACAACAAACGCCACTGCGATACGTGCTACTATTCTTTCAGGAGCCCCCACGGCTTCACGTGATATGCTTATTTCAGCACCCGATAGACACATTGTCTTTTTAGGTACAGAGACAACGATTGGAACATCATCAACCCAGGATGATATGTATATTCGATGGTCCGATCAGGAAGATCTGAATACCTATGCTCCAACGGCAATCAACACCGCGGGTACACAAAGACTCGCCGATGGATCAAAAATCATGGGAAGTTTAAGAGGTCGTAATGCAATTTATATCTGGACCGATACCGCACTCTTTATCATGAGATTTGTGGGTCAACCTTTTACGTTTGCTTTCGAACAGGTAGGAACGAATTGCGGACTTATCGGTATGAACGCTGCTTTGGAAGTCGATGGTTCGGCTTACTGGATGTCGGAAAATGGTTTCTTCAGGTACACGGGTAAACTGGAATCTATGATCTGTCTGGTGGAAGACTATGTTTACGATGATATTAATACTACGTCCAACCAACTTATTAATGCCGGTTTGAATAATCTTTTTGGAGAAGTCATCTGGTTTTATTGTACTAATGGCTCAAATGTCATTGACCGAATGGTTACATATAACTATATTGATTCCTCCCCGCAACGTCCTATCTGGACCACAGGAAGTTTAAACCGAACGACCTGGTCCGATTCGGCTGTCTTCGGCAAGCCTTATGCAACGCATTATGATGCTGATACCGATACTTCTTACGATGTCGTAGGGAACACGGATGGCATTACAACTTTTTACGAGCAGGAAACAGGAAACGATCAAGTCAAACGAGGGGTAACGTCCGCTATTGCTGCTAATATTGAATCGGGTGATTATGATATTACCCAGGATGAACGACAAGGTGTCACCTTCAGAGGCGACGGTGAGTTTCTAATGAGCATTAAACGGTTCATTCCCGATTTCCTAACGCAAACGGGAAACACTCAGGTCACTTTAAATTTAAGAAATTATCCCAATGAATCACAAACAGGTTCGTCTCTTGGACCGTTTACCATTAGTTCTTCAACCACGAAAGTAGATACCAGAGCTCGAGCACGATCCGTAGCCCTTAAAGTTGAGAATACGGGAGTTTCCCAGGACTGGAAGATTGGAACCTTCAGGCTGGACGTACAAGCGAGCGGAAGAAGATAATGCCTTTTAAATCAGAAAAACAAAGACGATACCTATGGGCCAACGAGCCAGAGATTGCTCGTGACTGGAGTGATAAATATGGTGGTCGGGTGAAGAAAGATACAGGAGGTATAACAAGAATTCCTTTTGCGAATGGAAGTATATATCCACTGAATATTCTAGGTAGTGATATAAACGATCCAAATGCATACAAACAGAATATATTGAATCGGTATCAAGATATAGCAAAACAAAATAATCTTACTTATGAAGATAGTCCCATCTTTAATCGAGGTCTTGAAGCGTGGGATCCTTATAGCCTAGGTTCTCAAGTTCTTCAAAACTGGTCTATTCCAGCTGGTAATTTTTTTGGAAGTTTCGCAGACGATCCATCAGTTACTTATGGTGGGGCGGGTTTAATGGGAACAAAGACTTCCGCAGGTTTTAAAAATGATATGCTTAATAAAATTAAATCAGGTGCCGCTACTGAGGAAGAAAAACTTCAATTTGGACAGACTTTTGGTCATGAAATGAGTCACTTGGGTATGACATATAAACCTCGTGATGAATTAATAAATGTACCAGGAGTAGGAAAAGAAGGAGGTAAGCGAGCTGCACTGTTAGGGAGTGTTAGATTACCTAAATTTCTCCAAGATAAAATTCCAGGTCTCCCAGGAGAGTACGAAGGAGAAGAGCAATGGAATCGTATGCATGATCTTATATATGGAGGAACAACAGATTGGAGAACAAATTTAGCGGACTTGCAAGCAACATATCAAAATCTTCCTCCACGGTCTCCTGAAAGAAAAGAAGCTTTTAACAAAGCACTAGAAGTATCTGACAGCTTTACAGGAGCAAAATATAATCCTGGAGAAGCTGAAAAGTTTTTAAGAGATTCTGGCTTAATTGCAGCAGATTTAAGTTATACCCCCTACGGCCATGAAAAAATTGGTTGGTCAGGCCTAACTAGCGAAAGTAAAAAAGCACTTGGCTTCGGCGTCAATCCTCATGAAGATACTATGATGGGACAAATGAGAACGTATCCTAATCGTTTAAGCGATGAAGCATGGTTAGCGGACGCAGATAAACGACACTTAACAGCTTCTAATCCTAACGTAATGAAAGACTTTAGCTATTCAACAGATAATAAACGACCATTCAAATATGACGACACCGACGATGATGAAAAAGCATTATCCTATGCCATTAAAAGACCTACTCAACAAAGCTTTATTAATAGATTAAGAAATAGATTTTATAAACCAGCTACAGCAGCAGTAAACTTAGGAGGAGGTCGAACTTATACCCCAGCTCAATTGAATAGAATGAATGCACTCGGAGGATATTATAGTGGACCTGCAAGAGACGCAAGACGATTAGGGCAAAGACGAATCAATATATTAAACAGAGCACAAGCAGGAAAACCTGTTGGAAATGTAAATCAACTCTTAAAAGACTATGGATATAAAAAAAGTCCAAGTGGAGGAATAACTTTCACAGGGGGACATGAAGGTAGTGCTACAGCAGGAGCAGGATATAGTCGAAGTGATTCAGGATGGGACAGAAGTCCATTCAGAAAAGGAGGCCTAGCAACACTATGGCAAAGATAGTACAGGTATTAACAAGAGCATCAAAGGAATACGACACTCAGATAGCACAGTCCCTGATCAGGGATCTGGATGCCGTGCTGCAAAAACTAAACACGACGTTCCAGGAGGAACTTAAACAGGAGATAGAAGCCAAAAGCTTCTTTGTTGAATAATGGCTGTAGTCAATCAGTATAAATTTTATGGGACGACCGTCACTGCGGCTGAAACGGATACACTGCTTTCACCTTCAGCTACGGAAACTTTAATTATTAAATCATTAAGAGTAACTAATAAATCAGGTTCTAATGCCCCTACTATCACTATTAAAAATAATGCATTTGAAATCGTTAATACTCAAACCTTAGCTACGGCAACGAGTGTGGAAATTTTAAGCCTTCCCTTAATTGTAGAAGGATCTACAACTCTGACCTATACCACTGTCGGTACGGTATCAGATGGTGTAGTCATAGGTATTAGTTATTTGAATATTGTGAAGGAGGTAACCGCTTAATGAGCATTAAGATTAACGGCAAAGATGTCCCTGTGGTGAAAGCAACAGCAGTTATGACACTATCAAACCTGAAAACAGGGGTAAAATATGAGACTGAAAAGGAGTGGAAGGCTTTGGGAATTGACCCCAAAGAGATTCGCCGAGATATTAAAATCACGGTTCCTTCGCTTGATTTATTTGCGAAAACAAAGTAGATTGGACATTCAAGGATAATTATGGCAACCAACGGTATACTAGACATTCAAGAAACAACAGAAGACTTTAGAGATCCAGACATGGAGCTTTCTCCAGAAGAAACAATGGATATCATTAAGACGCTTCAAGTCGTAGGCGTTCCTCAAGAACACTACGGGGAATATACAGACAGGTTTAGGGAATGGAAACAAAATAATAATGGAACGTTTGATATGTTCCTAGAAGAAATACATCAACTTGCACCAGGAACTATTACAAAAATTAAAACAGAACAACTCGTGGCTCAAGGTCCTGAAGATGCACTTCAGACCGAAGAAGAAATGACCATTCAACCTGGATCAGGGGACATGCTGGAAATTATGCAGTCCGTAGGTGTTCCACAAAGAGCAAGTCTGGGTGGAAGGATCGGCTATCAGGGTGGAGAAATCGTACTACCTCAACCACGCCCCGAACACGATCCACGACTAGAATTCTTTAAACGTATGGGTGCGATGCCAGAACAGACACTATTAAGACAAGCTCAACCTATGAGAGGTCAAGTTCCAGAAGGTATCATGGGTCAAGCACCGGATCCTTACGGCGGTCTTTTGGGAGGACAAGAAGGCGATATCGGTATGGGAGGACAACCTTTGGTTCCTTATGAACACGAAGGCGCGGAACAACCACCATCGTGGGTTGATCGACTGCAAACAGGAACTTATGATGCAGCGCTTCCTCAAACACCTGAGATAACTAAGGAAATGGTTATGGATTTTTTAAGGAAAATGGGAATGCCTTTTACCAAAGAAAATTTTAAAAAAGTCTGGGAAGCTTTACTAGCGGCAGTGAAATTTGGTCCAGGAGGAGCAGCAGAAGCAGCAGGAGGATTAGGTTTAGAAGGACTAAGAAGTCTTGGTGCACCGGAAGAAGTTGAAGAAACAGAAACGATTAGTCTTCAAGAAGGAGGTGGAGTACACTCTTTAGATGAATTGGCATTTGCAATTTTTCAAAAACCATATAGTCAATTAACATCTTCTCAACAATATGAACTTAACAATTTTAAACCTGAACCGTACGAACCATTACCCAAAGCCGAAGGTGGAATCATAGATGTGGTTCCAAGACAAGGATATTTTATAGGAAATATTGTTAAAGCTATTACGAGTGCTCCCAAGAAAATTTTAAAATCAGCAAAGAAGATATTAAAAAGTGACTTAGGCAAAATGGCGATGCTCTATGTGGCGACGGCTGGATTTTCAAATCTAGCAGCTCAACAAGGTTTAGGAGGAGCACAAAAATGGTTTGGTAAAGGTGGATGGAAATGGTTACAACCTCAAAATGTAGGGATTAATATTAAGGATGCTGTTTCACGAGTTATACCTGCGAGCTGGAAAAATGTAGCAAAAGCAAAAGACGCACTCGCATTAACTGAGAGTGGTACAATAGATTGGGCAGCTATGGACGCTGCTAATAAAGCTCAAGTAGCCGCTTTGGGTGATTTAAGTTTAGGTGGAGCTACAACAGGATCAACACTAGGAACAGCTTTAGCTAAAGCTCCAACACCATGGTACAAAGGTGCATTGCCTTGGATTGCTGGTGCTTCCTTAGCAGGAGGAGCATACACAGCTAAGAACCCAGGCGAAACGCAATTCGATATGGGAAAACGAGATGAAGAAGTTGATGATATAACTGAATGGTTGGCAGCGATTAAGCCCGCAGCCGCTATTGATTGGCCTTATCCATCTTATACTGGAGCTAAAGGCGGACGCGTAGGCTATGCCAACGGAGGCATTTTGGATATAGAGGAAATAGATTTAAGAGACAACGGAGGCTTTATGCCTTTAGGTAAAAAAGAAAAAGCGGACGACGTTCCAGCTTTACTCAGTAAAAATGAATTTGTCTTTACGGCGGATGCCGTCAAGAGTGCAGGCGACGGTGATCCTGATGTGGGTGCCGAACGAATGCAGAATGTAATGAAAAACCTGGAAGCAGGCGGAAAGATTTCGGAAGAATCCCAAGGGCTCGAAGGAGCACAGGAAATGTTTGAAGTCTCCGAACGATTAAGCGAGGTAGTCTAATGGCAATACAAGAAACAAGAACTTTACCGGCACCTTTTATAGAAGGTCTAGGCAAGGACTATGCAACAGAATTAAAGGCACGATATCAGCAACCCATCGACACCAAGATGTTTCAACCTGGTGTGGCACCCCAAGATGTTTTACAGACTCAGGCAGCATCACTGGCAGGAACAGGTCTAGGAGGCTATGAACCTTATATCACACAGGCAGGAGCCTATTCGGGACCAGATGCTTATCAAGCTTTTCAATCACCTTACCAGCAACAAGTTATTGATAAAACTTTAGAAGAATACGATCGACAGGCACAGATTCAACAACAAGGTATTATGGATGCCGCAACCCGAATGAATGCGTTGGGCGCAGGCAGAACAGGAGTACAGCTTTCAGAATACCAAGCAGGATCCGACAGGAACAGGGCATTAATCAATGCTCAACTGTTGCAACAAGGATACGGTCAGGCTCAACAAGGAGCTCAGACCGCTTTCGGTCAGCAAATGAATCTGGCAACTACTCAACCAGGATTGGTTGGACAACAAATCGGAGCAATGGGACAGGTCGGTGCACTTCAACAGGCTCAGGCACAGGCGCAACTTGATCAACAACGAGAAGCGAATCGAATGGCAGCTTACGAGCCATGGGAAAGACTTCAAGCTTACGGAACAGGAATCACGGGTATCATGGGCGGAATGCCAGGACAGTATCAATGGTCCAACGTTCCTAATCCAACACCATTACAAACAGCATTAGGTATCGGAGCAACAGCAGGTGGTATCTACGGTAATGTTATGGGTCCAATGAGAGGAATGGTTTACGATAGACCAGCATAATGAGAATACTTAACAGACCCATGTTCAAACGAGGAGGCTCCACGGGCCAAGGTATAACTTCAGGTTTACGAAGACAGGGATACCAGTTCGGGGAAAGAGTCACAACAGAAGATATTTTAAAAAGTTATGGCCCTGCTCCACGAAGAACGAATGTATATGATTTTTTAACTGACTGGGGTTTAAGAATGGCTTCGGCAACGCCGAGTGGAAATGTTATACAAACCGCAGCGAAGGAAGCGAGAGAGCCTTATGCTCAATTTACCAAAGGTAAGGGTGAGGCTGAAACATTAGCTTACGCTATGAGAGCCAAAGCAGCAGATACAGCAAGAGCAGAGAACTTAGCTTTAGGCAAAATGGAGTATGAAAAAGAAAGAGACGTCGCGGATCGTGAAACTCAATGGAAGATAGCAGAGCTAGAGGCTAAGGGTGAAAAAGAATTTATTGTAGAACAAATTAATAAATACTGGGATCCAAAAATTGCAGAAGCTCCTCCTGCGGAAAGAAAAAATTTAGAAGAGCAGAAAAAAAGTGACACCTATAATATCATCGTATTAGGCGAAGACATTTCTGATAAATACAAAATTTTAGGTAATACTCAAGCACTTGAAATAGCTCAAGATAATGCTAGGCTGGAACTTGAATCTACAACAAATCCTACAACAAGCATTTTTTGGGATAGAAAAGATAAAGGTTATGCTGAGAAACTTCAGGCATTAATTAATAAATATCTAAGATTCGCTACTAAATTTCTTGAGAAGGACAAAAAAGCAACAGGGGGACGTGCTGGTTACCAAAACGCAGGTCCCGTTACAGCTCTCCCTAATCAAGGTTCTCCTTCTCTTATGGCTAAAGCTGCTACAGACACCGAAGTTGAAGATGCTTTTGGAGTCTCTGTGGAAGAAGCCACACCAGAAACAAAAGAAATTAATATTTCTTACGAACAATTAAGAAATAGACTACCTCCGGAAATTAAGGATGAAATAGTTTTATTGCTTTCTCAAAGTTACGAAGCGTTCGCTGACTTTGCAGAAATTCAAACCCAAGCGGATGTTAATGAATTCAATATAAAATATAACGTTCAACTATTCCTTCCGCAACAAACGGGGGTATAATGGCCAACGAGAAACCCTTCACGTATCTTGAGTCTCTACCCTCAAAGCTGGATGATAAAGACATCCAAGATCAAATTAAATTTCACATAAGTAGAAATAATACTAAAGAACCTAAACATGAATCAAAGAAAATAGTTTGGAACCCCTTATCTGCACTGCTTTTAGATCCAATGATAGGTCCATCACTGTGGGCACAAAAAGTTAGATACAATAAAAAAATAGCTAAAGGGAAAGTAGATGAAATAACTAAGAAAGAACAAATTTTATTTGAAAGTAAAACAAATCCTAACGCTTGGTTTTCAAACAAACTAATACCAAGAGATACGAAGAAAGAAGTTGATATTGTAGCAGACGTAATAGAAGGTGCAGTTACAGGCCCTCCCTTAGCTATTAAATCATTAGCAGAGTTCTTAACGATAGGTATTGATCATAAATTTGATACCAATTTTACCAAAAAATTAGATGATATCACTAGAGATTTTTTAAAAAATACAGGTGAACCAGAAACATTAGCTGGTGAGATTATGCAAATAGGTACTCAATTCCTAATACCCTTTAAAATCATAGATAAAATAATAGGAAACGTTGGAAAATTAAAACATCTCAAAAACAAAACCTTGTTTATGCAAAATGCCAAACTTGCAGATAAGCATAGATTTATTCGATCGACCGCTGGTCTTGCTCAAAGAATGGGGACTGGAGCTTTATCTTTAGGGGCTACAGATTTTTTAATATCAGGTGGCGAAAGAAAATTAGATCCTATCTTTTTTAAAAGAACTAAAGAAGAAGGAAAGACAGGTAAAGAATTAGCGGCAGCGAGACTCTCCAACAAAATTAAATATGGAAAAGAAGGGGCCATGATCGGAGCGGGCTTTCCATTAGTAGGAGTCGCATTTGGAGGATTCGTTAAAACTTTAGGTTTTGGAGTAGGAGTAGCTTATGACGTACTAGGTAGGGTTGCTAATCCTTTCTACTCAGCTATAACAAAAACATTAGCCAAGGATCCCTTAGTACTTCCAGCTCTAGCTCAAGGCTTTAGAACTAATGTAGATTTCATGTTTAATCAAATTGGAACACGAGTTGTTTTAACTGGAATGGGCAGAACCAAACAATGGAAAGAGCAACTTCCTGACTATCAACAGTGGAGAAAATTTACTGCTGATAATCTTGACGAAGTAAAATCAGGTTTAAAAAAAATAGATAATGCTATTTCTTGGATTCGATCTGCAGGAAAAAATACTGCGGAAGCTTTATCTATTAAAGGCTATGCAGGCAGAGAGATCAGAGCTTCAGCAAAAAAAATTCAAGATTTATTAAAAAGTATTGAACTAAAAAACTATGAGTTAGCTAAAGGTTTTCAAGAACTGTATAATACTAATAAAACTTCTCCTGCTATCATGAATAAATATGCGGATGAAGCCTTAGAAGTATTGGAAGGTACAAGAAAATTAACGGATTTACCCGAACTAGTAAGACCGACGGTTAAACTTTTAAAAGACGAACTGCGTAAAATAAACAAAATCTTTAATAAATACGTACCAGAGGACAAGAATTTTGCTCACGCTTTAAATGGTGCAACAAAAAGAATTGTAAAAAAATCCTTTGCTTTCGTAAGCAATCCTAATTATGCCATGCCTGTTACAGATCCTATTTTTGTTAAGGCTGCTCAATTCGCTGCACAAGTTATTAGAAAAGATAAAGGTTTAATTGCGGAAGCGATAGGCACTGCAGGAAAAGGTATTTCTAGATCACAAGCTATCAAAAATTATTCCCAGGTAATGATAAAACAAATCCTAGCTTTAGGAAAAGTAGATAATAGAAATCCTTTTGAAGTCCTTAGAAAAGTTGGAGAGAGATTAAACTTGGAAGGTTTTTTAAAAGAAGGAGAACAACTACCCAAAGTTATTAATGAATTATTAGGTCAGGAAAGAAATCTTAGAAACAATGTCTTGTTTACGACATCAAGCATGATGACTGCTGTTGCTAATAAACAAATGTACGACTCCCTAGCAAGAGTTATGTTAAAACAAGGCCAGGTATTCACGGATCAAAACGCTGCACGAACAGGTAAACAGACAGCGGAAGTTGTTCAAATAGGAAGAATTGATGGATTGTCTGGTTTAAAAACTGAACTAAGTAACTTATGGACTGATCCTGAAACAGCAAGAATACTTACAACTAATAGAGGACCCTTAGATATCTTGGCACAACTACCCGTGTATGCTTCTTTCCTTCAATTTAAAGCGGGGGTTCAATGGGGCAAGACGGTAGGTTCACCTGCTACGGCATCAAGAAACTTTGTAACGGCATCAGACTTTGCGTTGCTGAGAGGATTAATTGGTGGTCGGGCTTCAGTGACTAATGCAGTAAAAATGCAGGTAGATGATATCTATCATTCTGGCAAACTGGTAGGTTCAGCTGAAAAAAGACTGTTAGATAATATAGACGAAGGAATTAGATACGGGGCACTCGATGAAAACATAGTGGTAACTGAATTAAGAGAATTACTCGCTGCTACCCAAAAAGGAAAAACAATTAACTCGTTTGATAGTTTGATCAAAGCGGCTGGTAATGCACGGATCATAGAATTGATGGGTAAACTTTATGCAGGGGGAGACCATGTCTGGAAATGGTATGGTTATAATTGGTATAAATCTTTCTTAACGGACTATGCTGGTAAAGGTAAAGTCGGCATGGACAAAATGGTTAAGTGGTTTAGAAATGTAGCTGGCAAAGAATTGGATAGGTTAAATATCGATGGTACTAAAAAAACTTTAGCCCAAGCGATCAAAGAAGCGTCTGCTTATTATGTAAGAAACACGATGCCTACTTATAGTAAAGTACCCATGGCTATTAAAGGTGTAAGAAACCTTCCACTTGGAAACTTCGTAGCTTTTCCAGCAGAAACTTTAAGAGGTACATTTAATGTAATGAATATATCTACCAAAGAAATTCTATCTGGGGATCCCATCTTAAGAGAGATGGGTTACAGAGGCTTGATTGGATTGTTTACTACCCAAGGAGCTAAGGGTATAGCCATCATGAAAACGTATGGGGCTTTAACAGGTTTAACTCAAGATATTATGAAAGAGTACCAAGCCAATCTAGCTCCAGGCTATCAAAGAAACTCTCAGCTATTGGCTATTACTAAAGCGATAAAAGGTAAATTTAAAATGGTCGATCTATCGACCGTCCTTCCCTATGATCAGGTAAGAAGACCGTGGGAAGCGTTGAACAATGCGATTATTAAAAAAAGACTGACTAGTCAGAATGCAACCAATTTTGTTCTCGGATTAGCCTTTGATGAAAATGGACCCGTGAGAGAATTCTTTGATCCATATATTTCTACACCTATTGGTTTAGAAGCGTTTCTTGATATAAAAAGAGGGTATACTAAAACGGGTAAAAAAATCTGGAGCGAGTTGGATTCAGATGAAGAGAAATGGGATAAATCTTGGTCGTATTTTTATAAACAATTAGAGCCCGGAGCCATTACAACTTTGAGACAATTATATTCTGCATACACAGGGGTTCCATATAAAGGAAGAGTGTACGACGAGCACGATGTATTAACGGGTTTAGCGACTGGAGTGAAGCCTTATGATGTAGATGTAAATAAAACCATAGACTTTTTAATTAATGATTATACTAAAATTAGATCTAAAGCTTATGACGCAAGTGACATGTATGATTTGGATGCTTACGGAGATGAAGTTAAACAAGACTTTATTAACATACAAAGAAATATTTGGAGAGAACAAAGAAGAATTTATAACGCTATTCAAACAGCTAAAAAATTTGATGTAAGTTACTATGATATTCAAAAAGAAATGAAAGAAAGAAACATATCACGAGGAGATATTCGCAAAATTTTAAATGGCGAATTTGATGCTATCCCTTTTAGTAAACCAAGATTTGAAGATAAGATTAAAGAACTCGAAGAACTTAATCGGGAGTACAATAAAAAACATAACACAAACAGAAGAGTTAATAGAGATTCTTTTTATCCTAAATGGGACTTAAAAGATATTCTAAGAGACTTAAAATATCAAAGACTAGACGAAGAATTTTTCTATGATAAAATTAAAGAACCTCCAATAGAAATAGAGGATCAAACACGTCTTGTGGTACCTGATAAAAAAATAACGTCACTCCCACAAAATACCAATATAAGCACAACTCAAAACGTACCACCAGTCGATGCTAATCTAATTTCTTCCACTAATATGGGTCAAGGAGTCAATCAAATGACGGGATTGACAAGGAACCAGGAAGTTTTATTATCTCCGAGCGAAAAGTTAATTGCTCAGAGGCAGAACCAAAACAAGCAAGGAATTATGGGAATTGTTTAATGACACCTAAGACGACAAGAGAACACATCATAAGTTTGCACGGCCACGTGACTGGGTTGAAGAAGGATATTGCCAATCTCAAAACCAATCACCTGAAACATATGTGCACCGACATTAAGGGCTTGGGTGGCAAGATAGACAAAATCTATTGGGTTCTATTAGCAACGGTGGGGGCCGTCGCATTTCAACTAGTCAATCTGTTATTTAAAACTATTTAATGCAACTATCTAAGAATTTTAGCTTGGTTGAAATGACCAAGTCTCAAATGGCTGAACGCAAGTGTATTCCGAATGATCCTAGCCCAGACCATATCGAAAACCTCAGATTGCTCTGTGAGAGGGTCCTACAGCCCGTTAGAGACCATTTTAATCACGTTGTGAGTGTATCCTCAGGTTATCGCTCCGCAGCGCTCTGTGTGGCTCTAGGGAGCTCCTCAGACAGCCAACATGCCTCAGGCATGGCAGCGGACTTCGAAATCTACGGAACACCCAATGGGGACGTCTTTAACTGGATCAAAGAGAACCTCATGTATGATCAAATGATATTAGAATTCTGGAATCCAGACGAACCCAACTCAGGCTGGGTGCACGTCGCCTACAACCCTGACCAAGATGAAAATATAAAGGAGAATCTCAGAGCGTATAAAGATGAAGATAATTACACACGATATAAACCTATGTTAGGAGATGCATAATGAAATTCTTATGGGAAAAATGCAAAGCATACAAAGAAACTCTCTTGGTAACTACTTTTAATAGATACCAGGGATTAATTCTTTTTTTAATGTTACTTGCAATCTGGTATAAATAGTATATAATACGTCTGGGTGCTTGAGAAAGGCCCATTTTATTAACTGTCTAAACAAGGAGGTTAAAATGACGTTCAATAAATTACCATCAATCTTTAAGCAACTGAGACCTGTATCGATTGGGTTCGATAATCTTTTCGATCACTTCGAAAATTTTTTCGACGACGATCAGTTCTTTCGTTCATCGCTTACATCTACATTTCCTTTTTACAATATTGTAAAAAAAGGAGACGATAAATATGATATCGAACTAGCTTTAGCAGGCTACGACAAGAAGGATATTTCGGTAGAGTATGCGGATAACTTGTTGCATATAAAGTCGATCAAGGAAACTAAATCTGACACAGATAAAGATGGAGTGATTCATCAAGGAATCGCAAAGAGATACTTCTCTAAAACGTTTACCATCGCTGACGATGTAGAAATCGAAGGTGCTGAGTTAAAAAACGGATTATTAAAAGTATCCCTGCATCAGATTGTTCCTGAAGGCAAAAAGCCGAAAAAAATAACTGTAAAATAGTGGATTGAAAATTTTACTACGCCTCGCGCGTATATCCTACTTTTTCGGGGATGTAATGTCCCCGGAGATGATCTTCTTTCCTTTACGTATATTATCAATAGCCCACAACGGTTGAAGATTGATATAATGAAAACATTTCTTCTGTTGTTCAGGATCTGAAAAATCAAAACTAGCACAAGGTATGATATGGTCTACATGCCATAGACCGTGATTTTTTCGTGTCATTCCGGCTTGAAATTTCTTTTCCAAGTGATCCCAGAACTCTTTGAGAGAACAACCAACTAATTTCATGGTTGAATCTGATTTCATCTTTCCTTTTAAAGCTGTCCATATCCTTGCTCTTAAATTTTTCTTTAATCTGTAATTTAAATCTATGCAAAGTTTATGCCTATCATATTTAACTATACGTCTTATTATTCGTTCTTTATTTTTTAAATAGTATTTTTTACTGTATTCTTTCACTTGGTCTCCAATTCTTAAGTGATATCTTTTCCAGTATTCTCTTATTTTTTCTTTATTTTTTAATCGGTATTCTTTTTTTCGTTTTTCTATTTGTTCTTTATTTTTTAAATAATATTTTTTATTGTACTCTCTTTTTCTCTCTGAAGTTTTAAGTGGCATTAAATCCAAGCTTTTAACTCTTCTCCCATAACTTCGGAGGCGATGTTAACTTTCTTGCGGAGGGATTTGACGATTTTTTCATCGACAGTTTCTTCCGCGAGAATATCCACATAGGTCACAGGCTTATGCTGCCCGATTCGGTGAGCACGGTCCTCGGACTGTAATCGTTTCTCAAGGTCATAGCCGTTAGAGTAGTAAATCACGTTATTCGCTGCAGTTAAGGTTATTCCGTATCCGCCCGTTTGAGGCGTTCCCACTAAAAAACGGCATTTTTTATTTTCTTGAAATTTCTTGCGGTTGATCGTTCGTTGATCCTGGGGCGTTAATCCGTAATAATCAACCACGGAGCTCGGACCATATTCTTTTTTAATGGCTTTAAGAATAGTTTTAATGTCAGCTTGCCAATGAGCCCAAATAATGGCCTTACCTTCAACTTCTTCTAAAACGTCCATTAATTCTGATAAGCGATTACTCTTGATTTTTTGAATCGTGCCATCATCTGCTTTAAAATGTCCACAGGTAATCTGTTGTAATCTCATTAATTGAGTAAGTACATTCATCGTAGTAATGGTTTTTCCGTTTAACGTGGCTAAAGCTTCTTGTTTCATTTGTTCATAAACTCTTTCTTGCTCCGAAGTAAGGGTAATGATTCTTTTCATATAAATTTTCTCAGGAAGATCTAAACAATCCTCTTTTAAAACACGGTAGGAAAAAGGTTTTAATTTCTCAGAGAGTTCTTCCAAATTTTTAAATCCATTTACTAAATTAATCATTCTTCCAGCAACATTAATCTGTCGCATCTCTGCATATCTGTTTCTAAAGGCATAATAAGATGCAAAATCTAAAAGATAAGGATCCAAAAATTCACACTGTGAGTAAAGATCCAATGGATTTCGAGTTACTGGAGAACCAGTTAAAATTCTTCGATAACTCGCTAAATGGGATAGATCAATAATATTTTTGGTACGTTTCGCTTTTGGATTTTTAATGGTTGTACTTTCATCAACCACCATTAAAGATTTATGAGATCTTATAAATTTAGCAGCGAAAGTTCTTCCTTTATCCGTACTTAGGGCTTCAACATTCATAATTAAAATATGAAGATCTTCTCCAGTTTCAAAAAGTTGATTTAATTTGGATTGTTGTTTTTGATTAATATTGGCTTGCCATAATACCGTTACAGCTTCTATATGCGTTGCTAAATGGGCTGGAAGTTCCTGAGTCGCCCAAGTACTGATTACCCCTTTCGGAGCAATAATTAAACATCCATCAATCTTACCTTTGTCATAAAGCATAGCCATATTGTCGATGAGTACTTTAGTTTTACCAGTTCCCATCTCCATGAAATAGGCATACGTTTCCCTATTCCAGGATTTTTCTAATGCAGTCAGCTGATGCTGATAAGGTTTCGTTTTAAATCTATACTCCATTTTTTCTTTCTTGACAGAAAGTCTATCATAGTTTATAATGTTTGTCAATATGCCAGAAAGTATAGATTATAAAACTATGAAAGAGGGATATAAACCTACAGTTTATGTCATTCAAGAAATCGCAGGTACTCGTATTGGTAGACCTAAAATCAATATTTTAGGGGCATCTCAATATGGGGAATTTAAATTCTTATTACCGGAACTTTCCCAAATCATTTTCTCACCTGGACCTATGATATTCAAACTTAGAAAACTTTTAAAAAATTTTACCAAAGAAGACTTTCTTTTACTCACAGGAGATCCTGCACTTATTCTAATAGCAGGAGTCATTGCCAGTGAAAATACAAACGGGAAATTTAAACTATTAAAATGGGATAAACAAGAACGTAGATATTATCCGATTTCAATCAACATTTATGAAAAAGGAGAATTAAATGAAGGAAAAGAATAAAATTATTATTACAACCCCTAATATTAGTTCTAAACAATGGTCAACTTTATTGTTAGAATTAAATCTTATGAAAAATTCTTGGAGACCATTTGGTGTAAAACTAGATATACAGGCTAGAAATTTTCAAAGAACAATAGATTGGGGAACTAAAAAACATGACGAATTATAAAGATTGGCATTATTATAAATTAAAAGGAAGACTGGAAAAGGCTCAAAGCTGGGAAAAGGATTTTTTAGAAACCGAACGTCAAATAGCCATCAGCGACCAAGTGACGCAGGCTTTGGGAAAAGAGGCCCCTATTACTTACTTTTTAACAAATTTATTAAATTTTCCTATATTATGCTTGACATTCATAAAAAAAGGTTTAATATACCAATCATACAAGAAATGTAAAAAAGAAATAGAACTAATACAGGAGGAAATAAAAAAATATGAATAAACTTGTAGAACAAATGGAGAAAGATCAAACGGAAGTTATCGATAAAACTTCTAATATTAAGTCTTTAGCCGAAGAAGTAAAAAAATTGAGAGCAATGGAAGATCAAGTTAAACTTCAGGAAGAAGCTCTCAAAATAAGTAAAAGAGAACTTGAAATCGTCTCAGCAGAAGTCATTCCAACTATGTTAAGTGAAATGGGATTATCATCACTTAAATTAGCGGATGGATCTTCTGTAGATGTTAAACCGTTTTATAGTGCTACGATCACTGTTCCAAACAGAGAGAAAGCATTTAACTGGCTTCGTATCAACGGCCTAGGGGATATCATAAAGAACGAAATCTCCGTTTCCTTTGGGCGTAACGAAGATAACAAGGCAGCAGAATATGCTGAACTTGCGAAGGGTCAAGGGTTTCAACCAACACAAAAGTTGAAGGTTGAGCCTATGACCCTGAAGGCTCTCGTCCGTGAGCGTGTTGAGGCAGGAAAAGAAATGCCAACGGATATTTTTAACGTGTTCGTAGGAAACCGAACCAAAATAACAAGGAAACAATAACCATGAACCAAGAAGCAAACATCGTGAAACGCGATAAAGCAGGTGCATTAGCTACAAATATTTTTGAAGCCGATGCAAATGCGGGCTCTCAGAACATTACGCAAGAAGATCTAGCGTTACCTTTTCTGAAAGTTTTGGGACAATTATCTCCCGAAGTAAATAAGAAGGACAGCAAATATACTGCTGGTGCAGAACCAGGCAAAATATATAATACTGTCACAACCGAACTCTATACTGAGATCAATGTATTACCCGTCTTTTATAAAAGACAATATGTTGAATGGCAGGATAGAGGAACAAGCATGGGTGCTCCTGTAGCAATTCATGAAGTTAACAGTGGAATCATTAAAGATGCCACTCGAGACAAAATGAATAAGGATAGATTACCTAACGGAAACTATCTTGAAAATACAGCAAACCATTTTGTGGTTTTACTCTCGGGTTCAACCCCTTCTACAGCATTGATTTCTATGAAGGCTACTCAATTAAAGATTAGCAAAAAATGGAATACAATGATGATGAGTACCAAAATGAAGGGCAAGAATGGTTTATTTACACCTCCAACATACAGTCATATTTATAGACTTAAAACTGTTCAACAGTCTAACGACAAAGGAACATGGTATGGTTGGGATGTATCTAAATTAGATACCATCAAAGACAAAGGTGCTTACGACGTTGCAAAGAACTTTGCTGAAAGATTGAGCAAAGGGCAAGTGCAAATTAAACATTCGCCTTCGGAAACTAATACAGACGTTCCGTATTAAAGAATTCACCTAAAGTGAATATCTTGCAAGGAGGAGGCGACAACCGAGAGGGAGTCGCCTCTCTTAAATAGGTAATAGATGGTAGATAAATTTATAAATATATTCGAAGGATTAAAAAGAGCACACGGCTGCACTTATATTAATTCAGTTCCCAAAAATGGAGCAAAACTAAAAACAAAATCTTTTGTTAAAAGAGAAATTGTCACCCGCCAACATTTTGAAAATCATTTAAATGGTATAGAACCCACTCTAGGCATTATCCCTATTAATGAAGAAGATAATTGTAAATGGGGATGCATAGATGTTGATAGTTATGCTGGGTTTGACCATAAAAAATTACTTAGTAAAATTCACACCCTTGAACTTCCTTTAGTCGTATGCCGTTCCAAAAGTGGGGGAGCCCATATTTTTTTATTTATCAAAGACTATATTGATGCCAAAACAGTCAGAGACAAACTTAATCAAATCCGTGCTATTTTAGGATTTGGAAATGCGGAAGTCTTTCCTAAACAAATTGAATTAAAATCAGAAGAAGACACTGGAAACTTTTTAAATTTACCTTATTTTCAAGGAAACAAAACAACTCGTTACGCATTTAAAATTGACGGCACCGCAGCTAATCTCGAAGAGTTTTATGGTTTATATGAATGTTACAGTGTCAAACCTGAGGATGTTGTAGACATACAAATTAAAAGAGCCGAATCAGAATTTAAGGATGGACCACCGTGTATTGAAACCTTATCTTTGGAAGGAATATCCGAACCAGGTCGAAATAATGCTCTGTTTCATTTCGCTATTTACGCAAAAAAGAAATGGCCAAATAATTGGAAAGAAAAAATTTCATGGTTTCATGCTAAATATATTATTGGCGACTTGGAACAAAAAGAAATAGATATCATTAAACACCAACATGAAAAACAGGATTGGGGCTGGAAATGTAATGACATTCCAATGTGCAATCATTGTGATAAAGAATTATGTAAAACAAGAACTTATGGAATCGGAGGTCAAGCTATGTTTCCCGATTTAAACGATCTTCAAGAAATTCAGTTGGAAGAACCTTATTATTATTTAAACGTGGATGGTAAACGTCTTAAACTTCCAAGTGCTAAATATTTAAAACAACAGTCCTTATTTGAAGAAGCCTGCATAGCAGGAATTGGATTATACCCGCCAAGCATGAAACTCAAAGACTGGAAAATCCTTGTGAATCAATTACTTAAGACACGCGAAATTATTACTCCTCCAACAGGAACTACTAAAAAAGATCAACTGACAAATCACCTTGAAGAATTTTGTACTAATCGTGGATCTTCGACCGTAGAAAAAGAAGATATTAAAAAAGGAAGTGTCTACACGAACGAGGGAAAACATTATTTCTTATTTGATTCTTTTTACTACGGCTTCCTTCAACGAAGACGATGGGACGTTAAGTTTCAAGAAACAAGCCAAATGCTCAAGGAAGAATGTGGTTGCACTACGGATCGAATAACAATAGGAAAAAATAGACCAACGGTCACCATCGTAAACTCATTCGAAAAACCACCCGAAGACTATAAAGCTAAGGAACTTAAACCAAAGGATTCTTTTTAATGTTTAAAAGATGTTTTATAGAAAGTTTTATAGATGTAGGAAGTGGGTTTATTTTAGCTATTTTAATACAACTTTATATCTTTCCTTTCTTTGGACTTTATCCAACTATATGGGACAGCATAGGGATTGCTTTAATTTTTACCGTTGTTTCTATTATAAGATCAGCTATTTGGCGAAATTTTTTTAGGAAAATAAAATGAAAACCATTGTACTCGGACCTCCAGGCACAGGAAAAACAACCACACTTCTCAATCTAGTGGATAAATATCTTAAAAAAACAGATCCCAATCGAATAGGCTATTTTGCTTTCACTCAAAAAGCGGCTAACGAAGCCACAGATAGAGCGATGGAAAAATTTAATTTAACGGAAGATGATCTCCCCTACTTTAGAACTTTACACTCTCTAGCTTTCCGAAGACTCGGTATTCAAAAACAAAATGTAATGCAAAAAAGACACTACGCTGATTTAGGAAACAAACTGGGTTTTCCAGTGGACTATGAAGAAAATGATCAGGAAATGAATGGAATTTTTTCAACCAAGAGTGACTACTTAAGAATTATTCAATTGGCTAAACTTAGAAACATCTCTTTTGAAAAACAATATGATTTAAAAGAACACACCCAGGATGTTGAATTTAACAAACTTAAGATTATTGCCAATGAATTAGAGAGATATAAAAAAGAATATAACCTGGTTGACTTCAACGATATGATTCTAAACTTCATTCAATCGAACGCTTCCCCTCATTTTGATGTTGTTTTTATCGATGAAGCCCAAGATCTATCCTTAATGCAGTGGGATATGGTTAAGACGATATGGAACAAAACCGAAGATAATTATATAGCAGGTGATGATGATCAGGCTATTTTTAAATGGGCGGGTGCTGACATAGATAGTTTTATCACGCTCCAAGGAAAATTTATTAATTTAACTCAGTCTTACAGAATCCCAGCCAAAATTCATGAAATTGCTATGAAAATTATTGGTAAAGTTCATAATCGTATTCCTAAATTATGGAAACCTAAGATGAAACAAGGAAAAGTTTCTATATATTCTAACTTTAGAGATATTGATATGGCTCAAGGGGAGTGGCTCGTACTCACTAGAACACGGTCTTTATTAGACGAACTAGAAGAAGTACTTTATCAAAAAGGATATTTCTACAAAAATAAATTTAAAAAAGCATATGAATCGGATCTCTATGAATCAATTACTCAATGGGAAAAATGGCGAAAAGGTGGCATCCTAGATTATCAAACTGTTTCTCAAATCTTTACTTATATGAGTCCACGCCATTTAGAAAAAGAAAAATTAGCGATTATGAATAAGGATAATTTTTATTCTTTAAAAGAATGCCAAGAAAAATATGGCCTGCATACAAATAAAGTTTGGTACGAAGCTTTAGATGAAGCACCTTTTAGACGCGTTTCTTATATTAGAAAGATGAGACAGAATGGAGAGAAATTGAATCAAGCTCCACGAATTATCCTATCCACCATCCATGGAGCCAAAGGAGGCGAATGCCAAAACGTTGTTCTTCTCACTGATTTAACAAGACGAACTTACGGGGAGTATGAAAAAAGACCCGATGATGTTAATCGATTATTCTATGTAGGGGCAACACGAACCAAGGAACATCTTCATATTGTAGAACCTAAGGATGTATATAAAAGTTACCAACTATGAGCGTGTATAAAAAACAAATTGGCGGAACTCATTATAAGGATATGAAAATCCAACCGAGTGAATTTATCAATGAGAACAAATTGCTCTTTGCAGAAGGAAATGCTATTAAATATATTTGCAGACATGCATCTAAAGGAGAAGTTAAAGATCTAGAAAAAGCAAAACATTATATTGATATGATTATTGACAGAGATTACGGTGATAAACCCAACGTTAAACCCTTACCTCCAGGATATACCTTAACAACCAAATGAGTATTCAACCACCCCTCTTTGCACCACAAACCGAATGGATTCCTCCAGAAACCTTTCCAAATTTATCCAAGTACGATGAAATTGCTATTGATCTAGAAACTAAAGACGTCAACCTTATAAAGATGGGATCAGGATCCGTAAGAGGAGACGGTGTCATTACAGGCATTGCAGTCGCTGTTAAAGACTGGTCAGGTTATTATCCGATTGCTCATGCCGGCGGAGGCAATATGGACAGAAAAAAAGTCCTGGAATGGTTTAGGGCTGTTCTAAAAACGGACGCCGTTAAAATTTTCCACAATGCCATGTATGATATCTGCTGGATTAAAACTCTGGGTAATATTGCCATTGGGGGAGATGTCGTTGATACGATGATTGCCTCAGCCTTAGTTGATGAAAATCAATTACGTTATGATCTTAATCATTGTGCCCGTCGCTATACAGGACAAGGCAAAGATGAAGGAGCTCTTTATAATGCAGCAAAAGAATGGGGCGTAGATCCAAAACAAGAAATGTATAAACTGCCAGCCATGTACGTTGGAGCTTATGCTCAGCGTGATGCAGAATTAACATTGGCTCTTTGGCAAGAATTAAAAAAAGAAATTGAGCATCAAGATATTGAATCTATTTTCAAAATGGAGACGGAACTTTTTCCTTGTCTGGTTGAAATGCGGTTTCTCGGGGTACGTGTAAATCAAGAACAGGCAGCGATCGAAAAGGAAACATTACTGGAACAAGAGAAACAATTACTTCATGAAGTGAAACAAAGCACGAACGTTGACGTTCAGATTTGGGCAGCTCGTTCTATTGCTAAAGTCTTTGATCAACTTAAACTTCCCTACGATCGAACCGTTAAAACTAAATCACCTAGTTTTACTAAGAATTTTTTATTCAACCATCCTGATCCTATTGTTAAAAAAATTGCCAAAGCCAGAGAAATTAATAAAGCCCATACCACTTTTATTGATACGATTCTTAAACACACGCACAACGGACGTATCTATGCGGAGATTAATCAATTACGCGGAGATAATGGTGGTACGGTAACAGGACGATTTAGTTATAGTAACCCGAATCTTCAACAAATTCCAGCACGGAACAAAGATCTTGGACCACGGATCAGGTCTTTATTCCTCCCTGAGGAAGGCCATACATGGGGTTGTTTTGACTATAATCAGCAAGAGCCTAGGTTGGTAGTGCATTATGCTTCGCTTCAAAATCTGCTCGGCGTAGAGGAAGTTTTAAATGCTTATAAGGATGGCGACGCAGACTTTCATAGTATTGTCGCTGACATGGCCCATATTCCAAGATTTCAAGCAAAGACCATTAATCTAGGATTATTTTATGGAATGGGAAAAAATAAATTGCAGGCAGAACTAGGGGTGAATAAAGAAAAAGCCGAAGAAATTTTTAGCCAATATCATACCAAGGTTCCTTTTGTAAAACAACTGATGTACGCCGTTATGCAGCGTGCACAGAATAGTGGAAAAATAAGAACTTTACTTGGTCGATTGTGCCGGTTTCATTTATGGGAACCCAATCAGTTCGGGATTCATAAAGCATTACCACACGAAGAAGCACTCAGGGAACACGGACCAGGAATTAAAAGAGCATACACCTATAAAGCTTTAAATAAATTAATACAGGGCTCTGCTGCCGATATGACCAAAAAAGCTATGATCGAATTATATAAGGAAAAAATTATACCCCACATTCAAATTCATGACGAATTAGACATTTCTGTGCATAGTATAGAAGAAGCAACTAAAATAAAAAACATTATGCAGAATGCTGTAACCCTTGAAATTCCCAACAAAGTAGACTATGAATCTGGCCCCAATTGGGGTAGTATCAAATAGGAGGAAACTATGGAAAAAGTGAAACAAGTTTGGACATTAGCAAAAGCTAATCCAAAAATATCTATCGCTATAGCGGTAGCGATTGTTGCCATTTATTTTTTAGCAACTTAGGAGTTTTATGATAAATGGCCTATCTAAATGTAAACACACCGGCGATCTATGCACAGATCCGGAGAGAGTATCTCTATGATCTTAAAGAACATCGTGGAGAAGTGGAAGACTGTCTCATTTTTGGGCTGGCTTCAATCACGGGTCGTCCGGTTTTGTTCCATGCCATTATGGAAAACGGTGCAATCTTTTACCGTTTACCCATCTCTGCATTTATCCAAAAAGGATATAATGTCAAAGAAGTTCCTAGGATGCGACTTGATGAGCTGGAGTTGTGGAATTGCTTTAGTTACTATCCTAGCGTTACTTCTTTTGACATCCTTGACGGTCAATCCGGGAAATTCATAGGAAAAGACAAGAAGTGGTATGCTGGCGCGTATCTTTTTACAGTTGACTGGGCTCATCCAGAGAGTAATATAGTAGATACTGATCATTCAGAGATCCCGCAAGAACATAAGTGCGCACACATACTTGCTTTGGAGAATGGCAACTATGCGGCTCAGCCAAACAATAGATTAATATGGAGTATTCCATCCTTTACTGTGAGAGATGAAATACCTTATGACTGGAAGACCCAAAGCAGTGAATGGAACGTGGAAGATGATCGCAAATGGAAAACAGAAGATTCGGATAGATTCTTCTATAACATAGAGGAGACCAAAAATGATTAAAAAATGGTGGAAAAAATTTATGGACTGGTTCTTTAAGGGCTTCTATGACTGAAGTTAAATGCAAAAATTGTGGCTGCATTTGTCACTGTTCTTTACAGGAACATTCTGATATGTATGGAGTGTGTTCTTGTCAAGCCTGCGCGTGTGACAAAGAGGTAGTGCAAGATGACACAGAGGAGTGTGAAACGTGCCAATAGATCTAAAAAAATGTTGTGGTACGCACTCAAAAGAAAAAGAAGACAAAGGCGAGTGCTGTCAACAAAGCAATCAAGAAAACGCGGAAGCGTTAACGTATGAGAACGAAGCTAAAAGGAGCAACAATGAATAAACTATTCTTGGTGTTAGCCCTATTATTTGCCCTGAGCGCCTGCTCGGTAGGCAAAAAATGTACCTATACACAGGATGGAACGAAAATTTCATCGTGGGTGTGGTTCTATGGCGACAAACCAATCGATCTAGATAAAAATAACTGCAACTAAAAAGATGGTTAATTTTCCCCATGATATTCAAATCATGGGGATGTTTATCTTTATTACTTTATATTTAGTTATTATGATAATATTCTAATGATGTGGACTGATTTTATAGATGTGATGAACTTTATATTTATTGCTAATGATGCGTGGATGTTTTGGTTAGCCTTTATCCTAGGTGGAACCCTTATTTGGAATATAAAAAAATGAAATGGATTATAGCAATTTTAATTGGACTTTCTATCGGAATTGCTGCAGGATTCAGTATCTATCACTATTTCTTTATGGCTAAGTTTAGTTGTTGTGGAGTCTATGGCTAAGAAAAAAAGCCGTAATCCTATAGCCAGGGTTTTAAAATACTTTACACCCAAAAGATTTAAAGATAAGACTAAATACAATAGGAAACAAGATGGCCGACTTTGGAAAAGGAATATGGGGAAGAGGGATGCACTTTGACGCTGAAATTGTAAATGGTGTATGTCCTACCTGTAGCCAAAATTCTGTTCTTATTTCATTATATGCCCATAATTATCGTTGCACGACGTGCGGACAGGATATGGAGCAAAAGATAAATGGTGTTATTACTTATATTCCTATTACATCTGCCAATGGGGGACCTACAATCTCGTTAGGCCATGGCTCAGAAAAGGCCTAGAGGTTACGGATACGTCCATATTAAAGTTACCCATCGCAAGCGCCGAGGGCGACATGCAAAAAAGTACGGAAAAAGAATTCCCCGCAGAAAGAAAACACGCGGTCAGGGACACTAATAAGTTCTAACTGGTTTGCAATTATACTTTGTTCCTACCTTGTAATCATTCACATATTTATAACCCATTTTAGACATTAATTTCATAGACTCCACCTGAGCGTTACGAGAGCACTCATACCAACTATCATATAAGGTGGGATATTCAATTGGGGCCATACAGGCGTTTCCCTGGAGAAACGAACACACCCATAATGTTAAAACAAACTTCATATTATCCTTGACAATCCACTAAAATCGTAGTATCATTTCCTTTCAATGCCAACAAAAGGAAAGAAGATGACTGACATCACTAAATATAGAAATGTATCGTTATCTAAAGATACTTACGCCATCCTCATTAAATTATCAAGAAGTTTACTAGGAAATGGTACTAAATTATCTATTAGCAAGACGATAGAATCACTAGCCAACGAAAAAGTAAAAAAAGTTAACGGCAAATCAAAATAAAGCTTGACAAATCCATTAGAATGGTTTAGAATATGTCAATAATTATGAGAGATGGAAAATATATAAATACAGACACGCCAGAAGAAAACAAAAAAGCAGAACTTAAAGCTATTGGTGCACGCATCACAGCAAAAAGGCTGCAGGCTGAAAGAGCTGTTGAAGAAATAAAACACGAAAGAAAAAAAGAAAAAGACACCCCTAAACGCAAAGAGAAATCAACCAAAATTCTACTGCGAACTCAAACAATTCTAAAAAAAGC